AAATGTCTTTAACGCACTTCAAAAATTATATATGTCTATTATAAATGTTCAAACTCAATCTCAACCGCGCCGATCGCAACGCTCTCGTGGCGATGACCGTGTTGATAATTCTCATCACCATTCTTGGTTTCATGAATGTACGAAGCTCTAAGTACCAACCCAGGCCAATTACTATTACACCCGTCAGTGAGGAGTCTCTTTTTGACCTCAAGTCTGATGTTGAGTGTGTTGCTGGTGGGGGCAAAAAGGATAGCCCTTACTCGGTTGGTCTCACCCCAGGTGGTCTCTGTGGTGCACAGGAATTAGTCGGTGCCCACGCTGGTTACGAGATCGCTGACGGAATCGGTGGATCTTTAATCTAAGCTAATAATAAATGGCCCTGATTACATCGCCAACGGAAATGATTCCAGATCTTAATTATGAATATCACACCATCACTATTGATAGTGTGGGTCAGGATAATGCAAATACTTTTACTTGTCATCTTCAACAGCCATTGAAGAATGTGGTTCAGGCCAGGCTTGTCGGTGCGCGTATCAATACGACTACGGCGACCGAACATTGTTACATATCTATAAATGAACTTGACTCCATTTTCTCTGACAGGGCCTCCAATGTTCTCACAGGTCAATCATCCTTGAGCATTCTTAGAAACTCATTCGCTAGTCTCGTCACTGCCGATGATACAGGTATAATAAGTTTTAAAGATGACTACCCCGTTGCAACACAATACGTAAACCCAATTCGTTCGATCGATAGATTTACTGTAAATATACGGGATCAGGACGCAAATCTTGTGACTCCCCCAAATCCCGCTGAGAATAACTTTTTAGTTCTTCGTTTCGTTTGTAGAAAACCCAACCTGTAATTTTTCTCCCCTTAAATTAGTATTACCATGTCTGCCGGTGTTGTTCAATTGATTGCCATAGGAGCCCAGGATAAATTTATCGTGGGTGATCCTCAAATATCTTTCTTCAGTTCAACATTCAAACGCCATGCTAATTTTTCACAATCCGTTGAAAAACAAACAATCCACGGAGCGGTGAAAAACAATTCTATGTCCAGTGTTCAGTTCGAGAGATCGGGTGATCTTCTCAATTATGTATATTTCACGATGGATAACAATACAGAGGCTCTCGACACCCAAAGATGGGACCATATTGTCGAGAAGGTTGAACTTTTGATCGGTGGTTCTGTTATAGACACCCAAGATGCTGTGTTCACCGAGAATGTTGCCGTCGATACGTTCGCCCAAAACGTTTCTAAGAGTGCGCAAGGTACCCACCCGGGTATTTCTGCACGCTCATTCTTTTATCCTCTTCGTTTCTTTTTTTGTGAGTCACCACAATCTTCTTTGCCACTCGTAGCTTTAAACTATCATAACGTGGAGCTTCGCATCTATTGGGGTTCTGCTGCTACTAATAAAAATATTGAAGCTTTCGCAAATTATATTTATTTAGATAACGAAGAACGTGGTCAGATTATTTCACGTAAACACGATATGTTGATAACACAAGTTCAAAAGAATGTCGCTTCTGGAACGACCGTTCAAGAACTTACGTTTAATCATCCAGTGAAGTACCTGGCCTCGTCCAATACAACAACTGATAGCGCACTCACTTCAGCGACAAACAAAGTGAAACTAAATATAAACGGGGTTGATTTAAGTAATTATAAATGGGGTAAACCACATTTTATCGATGTGATGCATTATTATCACACAAACTTTGTGGCATCCCCAGATTTCTTCTTGTATCCATTTTGCTTATCTACAAGTTCACACCAGCCCACTGGTTCATTGAATTTCAGTCGTATCACTTCAGCGAAGATTATGAGCGAATCGATGGATATCCTTGACCCTATATATGCAGTAAACTACAATATATTACGAGTTGAAAATGGGATGGCAGCATTGCTTTACGCAAATTAAAAATGCCATTGTATATTAAATGGTCAAGAACTTGCCGACGGTGGAGCGGTCCACCAAGATCAGGTTCGGTAAAAATTGTACCAACGACCAGGCAGAAAACACAGTCGTGTTCAATGCGAGTAACATTGAAATCGATGCTGCATTTGAAAATTCTATCTACATGACACCCCTGCGTTTAAGAACAGATCTTTCAGATAGAAATATAACTGTATTGGCGTATAATCGAGCGACTAAGGAAATTATGGACTCCGATGCTATCGCGGAGGATATTCTTAATTTCACTCTCGAGGCAGCTGTAAAGAACGGAAACGTGACATCAAATACAGTTTCATTTAATAATACCGCGACAGGTTTTACAACCCTTTCAAATGTGGGTATTGCAAACGCTGCACCGGTGGATACACTTTCCGTGGGTTCCAAAGTTTTCGTAAATCAATCTGAGACGGACACACTTCGGGTTCTGGGAAGTACATATATCCAAAATAATTTGGTGGTTGATGGAGACGCAACGTTTAATGGTCTCGTCACAACTTTACATTCCAATAACACGACCATAACGGATGCTCTCATAGAATTGGGAAAAGATAATACCGGGAGTGATTCAACTTTAGATCTCGGTCTTCTTTTAAATCGCCCCGGTTCAAATGTTGGGGTTGGGTTTCGAGAAAATTCAAAAGAATTTGCTATCGGGTACACAACTTCGAGTGCGTCGGGTCATACCATTACCCCTCTCACGAGTGAAGATATAAACGTACACGTGTACGGTCAACTGTTTACACAATCAAATGTTGGTATCATAAATACATCCCCCATACACACTTTAGACGTGGGTTCGAATCTTTTCGTGGACGAATTCGGTTCAAATATTTTGAATGTTATTGGAAATACAGATATTTCTGGGGTTTTGAGTGTAGGTGGAAATACTTTAATTGATAGCAAGATAGGTGTAAAAACCGACTCACCGGATGCCGAATTACACGTCGTTGGAAATGCGTACGTGAGTTCTAATCTTACCATCGATACAAATACATTACACGTTGATGCGGTCACAAATCGAGTTGGTATAAAACAACTTTTTCCGACAAAAGAACTCGACGTAAATGGAACTATAGCCGCTACTCGACGCGTTGATAATTCTGGGCATGATCGTTTACTCATAGGTACAGATACAGGTACAACTCTTCATTCAAGTTCAAATGCGCATCTCATTTCTTTGGGGTACAGAGCTGGTTATGAACACCAACAATCCAACTCTGTAGCGATTGGTTATCAAGCGGGTAGTGTCACACAAGCAGAGTCTTCCATAGCCATTGGTGAAAGATCCGGTGAAACCAATCAAGGTTTTAATTCTATAGCCGTGGGTAAGAAAGCAGCTTTTCAAAATCAAGCTGCGTATTCTATCGCCATCGGTGAAAACGCCGGTGGTCAAGATCAAGCAGATAATTCAATCGCTTTAGGTAAAGATGCTGGTAGCCAAAATCAGGGTCAGAAATCCATCGCTATTGGTGATGGTGCGGGTAAGTTTAATCAAGGTGAGGGTGCTATAGCTATAGGGTATTACGCGGGATACCCAACGGGTCAAGCTGCTGGATCTGTTATCATCAACGGTGGTACAGATAGTGGGGGTTTCAATAATACCACCACACAAAATGCACTCTTTGTAAACCCTGTACGAAATGTTAACAATTCAAATATTTTGATGTATAACGCAGTTTCAAAGGAATTCACATACGGTAACACAATACATAATAATGTTCACGTTTCAAATAATTTCACTGTAGACACAGATACACTTTTTGTTGATTCAGTGAACGACTCAGTTGGAGTCGGGACGGCGACACCGGATGCTAATCTCCACGTAGTCGGAAATACGTATATATCTTCAAATCTCACTGTCGACAACAATACTTTACATGTAGATACGGTGAAACATTTTGTGGGTATTGAGACGAATTTCCCCGACGCAACGTTACAAGTTATGGGAAATACATATATTTCTGAAGATCTCACCGTCGATACAGATACTTTCCATGTCGACTCTGCGACTAATTCGGTAGGTGTTGAGACGAAAACACCACAAGCTAATCTTCACGTCGTAGGTAATACATATGTGAGTGCCAATTTAACTGTGGATACGGATACACTCCACGTGGATACGACGACACATAGTGTCGGAGTCGAGACCAAGAACCCTCAAGCTAATCTTCATGTGTCGGGTAATACGTACATATCAAATGACCTCACGGTAGGTACAAACTTTGTAGTCGATACAGATACACTTTATGTTGATTCTGGAACAAATTCGGTAGGTATTGAAACAAATTCACCTGATGCGAATCTTCATGTTGTTGGTAACGTCTACGTGTCGTCTAATTTAACTGTGGATACAGACACTTTGCATGTGGACACGACGACACACAGTGTCGGGGTCGAGACCAAATTCCCTGATGCGAATCTTCACGTTACTGGTAATGCTTATGTATCGTCTACCGATACCTCCACTTCTAAAACAAGTGGTGCTTTAATACTCGGTGGTGGTTTAGGTGTTGCGGGTGATATTCACGCTACACACGCCAATTTAGAAGATGTAGAGGCTGATAGTGTCAATATTACTGATACCACTACATCCACTTCTGTGACCACCGGTGCTCTCAGGGTTGCGGGTGGTATAAGTACTCGAGAAAACTTAAATGTAGGTGGTGACGTATCGATTACCGATACAACCTCCGGAAGTGCGGCCGGTCCAGAAGTTAATTTATTTAGGGACATAACTGGCGCGGATGCGAACTATTTAGGTCAGGTTAAATTCAAGGGTAAAAATGACACAAACACAGAGAAAAATTACGCAAAAATAACTGGTAAAATAGGAGATGCGTCTAATGGCACGGAAGATGGTCTACTCGAATTTGCAACAATTAAGGCTGGTTCGCAAAGTATTCGCGCTCGTCTCACATCCACAAATTTCAAATTACTGAATGATGCGGGTATTGAAGTGGACGGTGTAGCGGATATTACAAATAGCACTACATCTACTTCAGCAACCACGGGTGCTCTCAAGGTCGCGGGTGGTATAAGCACCCAAGAAAACTTGAATGTTGGGGGTATTACCAAGGTTTGGGGTGCAACAGATGCTTCATCTATGACTACAGGTGCGATGCAAATTGTTGGTGGTTTAGGTGTTTCTAAGAATATACACGCTAAAAATGCCAATTTTGAGGATACCGAGGTGGATAGTCTAAATGTTACCGACACAACAGCTTCCACTTCAACGACTACGGGTGCGGCCAAAATAGCCGGTGGTCTAGGTGTAGCTGGTAATGTTTATGCAGCTCAGTTCTATGGTGATGGTAGCACCCTTACGGGTCTTTTGACAACTTTACAAGCTGTAACAGATAATGGTAACACAACATCAAATACTATTCAATTCACGGGTACAGATACGAGTTTAATTTCTAGTGGAAAGATTGGTGTAAAAACGGCAGTACCTGCAGCCGATTTACAAGTCACAGGAAATGCACACATCTCTTCGGATGTGACTCTCGGGAGTAATATTTCCATCGCTGGTCTTACGACGAATAAATTCCCCATAATCGGTACAAATGATTTCTTAGAAGATTCAATCATAAGTAAATCGAGTGATAATATTGTCATAGCGGGTGGTCTTCAAGTAACTGGTGATATTATTCAAAATGGTAACGTATTTGTTGTAAATTCAAACAACACGGTCATTCAAGATCGTATTTTGACTGTTGCAAATAATAATACTCAAACCGCTCTAGATGTGGGAATACTTATGGAATACCCCGGACATAATATCGCTATAGCTCATCACGGCAACGAAACACCCGAACGTCTTTCCATCGGGTATACACAAAATAGTTTTGTAGATACAGCTATTAACCCCGATAGTAATAACGTAACCCTAGATGTTTTGGGTAACCTCCAAGTTCAAAATAATTTTACAGTAGATACGAGTACTTTCCATGTAGATTCAGTGGCAAATCGCGTGGGTGTACTCACGGCAGCTCCCGCGTATACACTAGATATTCATGGTAACTCCAATGTGGCTGTCGCCCGTTCCAAATCCTCTGTTGTAACGGATGCTACTGCCTCTACAAATAAAACATCTGGTGCGGTTACCGTCATAGGTGGTCTAGGTGTGGGTGGTGATATTCACGCGTCAGATGTGAACTTTGAGAATGCGACACTCGATAGTGTAACTATCCAAAATACTACAGCTGCGACTGATAAGACTTCGGGTGCGCTCATAGTTGGTGGTGGTGTGGGTATAACAGGAGCTTTATTCGGTTCCACAGCTGAATTTGATGGAATCACAAAGGTAACTAATGGCACAGCTTCAGCCAGTAAAACAAGTGGTGCAGTCCAAATTGCGGGTGGCCTAGGTGTCGTGGGTGCTATATACGGAAGCACGGTAAACTTTGAGGCTACCGAGGTAGATAACCTCACTGTTACTGATACAACAGCATCTAGTTCTACCACAACCGGTGCAGTAAAGATTGCTGGTGGTCTAGGTGTAGCTGGTAATGTTTATGCAGCAAAGTTTTATGGTGATGGTAGTACTCTCACGGGTCTCGTAACAACTCTTGGAGCTGTAGTAGCTAACGGCAACACAACTTCAAACACTGTACAATTTACAAATGCTAATACAGGTATAATAACGAGTGGTAAAGTTGGTGTTAAAACGGCAACCCCTACATATGATCTTCAAGTAACGGGTAATTCATACATTTCCTCAAATGTCACTGTAGATACAAATACGTTCCATGTAGACGCTGTAAACAACAAGGTTGGTGTGGGTACCACTGAACCCGATAAAACCTTACATGTCCAAGGTGACATTAAATTCACCGGAACGTTATTTGAAGATGACGCCCCGTTCGTGACTTCTCCTTGGGTCACTACGGGTACAGACATTTACTACAACGTAGGGAACGTGGGTTTCGGGACAAACGCCAACGTGGATGCCAACGTTCATGTCAATGGAAATGCGTACGTGTCTTCAAATATACATGTGGGACCAGGTGGAAATAACACGTCAATCCTTGGTTACGCCGCTGTAGGATACGCGGGTGAGACGAATCACGCAGCATTCGCACACACCGATAATAATACATCTGGTAATTATGCTCTCAAACAAACTGCTACGGGTGTTACACACATCAATACAAAGGCAAATCAACACATTCGCCTTTCCGTGAACAATAATGAAAAAGTGCGTGTAACTGGTGGAGGTGACCTAAAGGTTGGTTCTAATATCCTGTACGTAGACGCTTCAGAAACAAGTGTCGGTGTTAACACCGCAACACCAGACGCTAAATTACATGTAGTAGGTAACGCCTACACATCTTCGGAGTTGTCTGTAGGTTCAAACGTTTATATAACTAACGGTCTCATCACAAATACAGCGGGGTATACTAAAAAGACATACAGTCTTTCTAGAACTGTTGGCGCGGGACATGGAACACCTTCGATCGATATAAACTTCACTTCAAACATTTTTTACGCAAAAATTACTGCACAACTCATAGATGCTACAGAAGATATAAGCACTATGATTTTAGAAGTATCCGGTGGTAAAAGGGATGGAAGTACACCATCTAGAAACATTTCCATAGGTACGAAAAATATATTCGGAAGTGTTTTAAATCCAAATCCGTGGAGTTCTACCGTGGCGGTGGATAAGAATAAAATTACACTCGCGACGACAATAGCACTAGACGCTCAGGATGGGTACGATATTTTTATAGAGTACATGAGTCGTGCTTCTGTTGACGATGGTAGAGTGGTTTCCATAGTAGATACCGCACCATCCCCCGACCTTACACATACATTCGGGTACTAAACATTTATTCCAATGATAAACCAAAATCTTATAGACGAAAAAGGTGTATAAGATTTTCTCAGGTACTATTAAATGGTAAAGACTAATATCCAAACATTTACTGGTGAAGTCGAAATTTTAAGTAACCTACATGTGGGTTCATATTTGACAGCAAACGGTGACGCCTCAAATGTTTTGGACGTCACCGGTAATGTAGGAGCTTCATTTTTTGTAGGTGATGGTGGTTTAATTTCTAATATCGCCACGACACTCAGTGATATCGTCGATCAAGGAAATTTAGTGGCGAACGTTGTTCAGTTTAACGCTCCACCCGCTGCTTATGCGGGTGTAGGTATCGTCACAGCGAGTAACGTTGGTATTCAAAATGCTAATCCACTGAATACTTTGAGTATTGCAAATAAAATCATAATCGATAAAGATGTTTCTGAGCCCTCTACGACTATGAATGTACACGGTAAAGTGTACGCGAGTCGTTTCGAAGGTGACGGTGGTCTTCTCTCAAATATTGCGACAACTCTCGAAGCTATTATTAATCAAGGAAACGTCTCCGCGAATGTTGTCAAATTTAGTTCTGCTACGAATTATGCAGGTGCTGGTATGGTTACCGATAGTAACGTCGGTATTCAAAACACAGCCCCTGTTTTTAATTTAAGTGTAGGTTCAAATGTGCACATAGATGACGAAGGCTCGAATGTATTGACTGTTCATGGTAACGTCTCCGCGAGTAATTTAAATCTGGGTGTTTTTACAGTGTCAGCTTCACATGGTTTAGATCAGGTTTGCGCGGAGAGTAACGTAGTCACACGCCCCGTGCGGTTTTCTAACGTGATTACCGCTGTTTCTGCAGTTTCTAATATTGAATCCGCGGGTACATTCATCTCTACGGATGCAGAAAGGGGTATAGATGTTGCGTCTAATATCGATATAGGTGGTCGACTTAAGTTTGATACAAATGTATTTGTGGATACCCTTAGGGTTTCTGATGTGGCTGCGAACTTGGTTACCTATGATCAAAGTACTGGCGAACTCACAGACTCTGGTGGATCTTTCATGAATAAATTCACTATGGTTTCTGAACAACCTCCTTCGAATATCTTCTCAAACGTATCTACTGGACCGTACACCCTCACAACTTCAAACTTAGCTACAAACTCTAATACATTCAACGCATTTGATGGGACTGCGAACGCTTGGGTGAGTGGCGATCTCGCCGGTGGATACATCGGTGGATCCAACGTGTTCCACGAAACAAATCTTACCCAACTTTCAAACACCCACCCTACACAGTTTGGTGACTGGCTCGCTATCGAGTTCCCGTATAAATCCAGATTGAGACACATGAAATTGACTCCTCTAACAGCTGCACAGTTCCCTGCTTCGGCGAATATCTACGCGACAAATGATAGTGTTACGTGGACAGAAATTGGATACTGGAAGGATCGTAACCCAGTGACAAATTCAAACGTCCAAACAATTTCAGTCAATACACCCGAGGACTTCAATAAGTATGCCCTCGTCACCACAAAGGCTGCGGGGAACAGCTCCAACGTCGCCATCCAAGATTGGAATCTTTTCACAGAATCCATCTCCGTCGATGGGGGGAAAGGTGTTGACAAACGGCGGGCGGCCACAAAGACATTCGTATTCACAGTATCGAATGCCAGTGGTGCTAATAAATACTATATCAATGGTGTACAGCAATCTTCTCTACAATTAGAGCAAAACCATACGTATATATTTGACGTATCTAGTACGACTCTTGCGACCCATCCACTTAGATTTTCAACAACTGCCACTGGTAGCGAATATACTACGGGTATAACGAATTCGGGAACGTACGGAGGTGGGGGTACAGCCACGAGAACATTTGCGGTCACCACAGATACTCCCGCAACACTTTACTATTTCTGTACAGCCCACAGTGGTATGGGGGCTACTATGAGTATCTCACCAACGGCAGAATTAGAGGTTTCTGGTCGTATCATGTCTAGAGACCTCGTGGTCACAGGGACGGGTGGTATGAGTATAGGTGGCGGGACGACCGCGCAAAGGGCGGAGTACCCCGATTTGGGTACGATCCGGTATAACACCACAACCGGGTTCATGGAAGGCTATGCAGCGACGGGGTGGGCCCCTATCGCCCAACCACCAACGATCACTGGTATTTCACCGTTAACCACACTTCCTAGTGGTGGGATTGCGGCTGGATGGAATACAGGTACGAAGATTCAGGCGTCGTCTCCCCAGGCGTGGTCTTATTTCGGTACGGATGTCGCCATGAACTCGGACGGGACGAAGGCTATCGTGGGAATGTATGGCGATGACACGGGAGGTACCGACACCGGTTCGGCCTATATCTACACCTACAGTGGTGGGTCTTGGGGTTCAGAAGTTAGGATTGTGGCATCAGACGCAGCGACTAATGACGGTTTCGGCAACTCCGTCTCAATGAGCTCTGATGGGACCAAGATTATCGTGGGGGCGAAGGGCAAGGGTGGCAACAACACCGGTGCCGTCTATATCTACACCTACAGTAGTGGGTCGTGGTCCCAAGAAGCGAAGATTCAGGCAGCAACGAACAGCGGAGGTGACAATTTCGGTCATATCGTCTCAATGAGCTCTGATGGGACCAAGGTTATCGTGGGGGCGCCCTATCAGGACGCGGCAGCTACCAACGCCGGTGCCGCCTATATCTACACCTACAGTGGTGGGTCTTGGGGTTCAGAAGTTAGGATTGTGGCACCGGACGCACAGGCGTCGGACCTGTTCGGTCAAGGTGTCGCCATATCCGGGGATGGGACGAAGGTTATCGTGGGGGCGCACTCAGAGGCCGCGGGTGGTAACTACGCCGGTGCCGCCTATATCTTCACCTACAGTGGTTCGTCTTGGGATACAGGTACAAAGATTGTGGCAGCAGACGCACAGGCGGAGGACAATTTCGGTTATGCCGTCTCCATGAACTCGGACGGAACGAGGGTTCTCGTGGGGGCGCCCTATGAAGACCACATCAACCAGGCGGGTGCCGCCTATATCTTCACCTATAGTGGTTCGTCTTGGGATACGGGTACAAAGATTGTGGCACCGGACGCACAGGCTAACGACTATTTCGGTAAGGGCGTCTATATGAGCTCTGATGGGACGAAGGTTATCGTGGGGGCGGAGGGTGAGGACGTCGACGGCCTGTATGGAGACGCCGGCGCCGCCTATATATTCACCTACAGTGGTTCGTCTTGGGATACGGGTACAAAGATTGTGGCAACAGACGCGGGGTCGAGTGACACTTTCGGTAGCGGGTACTACGGCGCCGTCGCCATGAACACGGACGGGACGAAGGTTATCGTGGGGGCGATACAGGAGACCACGGGGGGTAGCTCCGCCGGTGCCGTCTATATCTACGACTACCGGACGACCGAGGTCTTTGACGCATCAACCCAGGTATTCACGGCTACCGGTACGGGTATTGTTAGTGGATCGACGGTCCAATTGGAAGGTGCCGATGGAAGTTTGTACAGTGTTATCGATGCGACCCCGAACGCCGCTGGGACCCAAGTAACTTTTAAAATGGGGAGTGAGGCGGCTGAGTTTCCACCTAGTGCGATGAGCACAAATACTTCGGTCACGGGGTACATAGCGAGTGCCTCAATTAACTCGTCTTACGCGTGGAGGGCCTTTGATGATGTTGTGAGTACAACACAATACTGGTACGCGTCCCCTGGTAACGCCACTGAGGGCTATGATTATAATTCACCCTATTTAGCGGGACTTGACTCCGCAGCAACTCAAGATATAAGTGGAACAACGCATCGTGGGCATTGGATACAGTTACAAATACCCAGTGCAGTTATACTAACTCGCGCTGTAATAGGTACTACACAATCTGGATATCAACACGGACAATTTGTTATACTAGGGAGCAACGACAATGCGAATTGGACATTACTTCATGCTGGGACGGGGACGACTCTGTCCACAAATGTCACAACACTATCCGCGGGGGTAACAACATCTTTCACTTATTTCAGAGTAGTAATAAAGTCAAAGAACAGCGGGTCGGGGAACTATGATATTGAACTCAATAATGTACAATTTTTTGGTGGATCGGGATCTTGGGATCTCGCCCAACAACCCTATAAAGTTAAAGTTAGCTCCACCTCGGGTCTGATCGCGACCAGTACTACCGCGATTGGGTTTGCGGTTGGGTGGACCACCGCGGCTGGGGCGAATCTAAGGTTCGATATTAATTCGTCCACGACACAAACACTCGTGGGTACAGATGGTGGTGGTGGTACGAATAGGACATTCTCTGTAGCACCTTCGAGTACCTCCTTACCATCGGGCCTCGTCCTTGACGGGAGTACAGGTGCGATAACAGGTACTATCGGGGCGGTGGGTACGACGATTGTAACATTCCGATTGACTGATAATAACAGCGGGTTGTTCACAGATAGAGCAATTAATATCGTGGGCATTTCAGCACTCTACACCTGGTCCCCAAATCCATTTACATTCGATGCCGCGAAGCTCAACGGCGGTGGTGCCCCACCATCTACCAACTCCTCCGATGTACTGTTCGGGGGTACCCTGGCCGACTTTAAGAATCGAGGCACTTATTCATCTGCGGCGTGGAGAAATAATACCGCATACTTTAAATTAGGGGCTTCAGGGGTGGACTCTGCCGAGAATGGATTTCAACTTTGGACTGTACCCGTAACCGGTACGTACACAATTAAAGCGTACGGAGCCTCGGGGGGTGGGTTGGAAAACCCCCCCGGCGGGTTGTATGGAAGCGGACCTTCACGCGGTGGGTTTGGTGCATGGACCCAAGGAAACTTCAACTTAACTAAGGGTGAAAAGGTACTTATTATCGTAGGACACGTGGGTCGCGACGGGACGAGTTACGGTACAACATCAAGTGGTGGTGGTGGTGGTACTTATGTTCTTAAAGAGTTAGGTGCTAGTACTGCCGTAAGCAACGCAAGTATTTATTGTATTGCGGGGGGTGGTGGAGGTGGAAGGGACGGCAATAGTGACCATCGATCACCCGGGGACGGTATAGCCAGTCAAGCCACTGAGATTACTTCCGGTGGGGGTGGTTCTGGGTCAGCAAACTATTCATCTGGTGGTGGCGCAGGTTATTTTGCGGATGGGAATGTGCCGGCGTCGACCACCTCCGGCTTCCAGGCAGTGAGACCCTATGCAGGCTCCCAAGGTGGGTACGGTGCATGGAGTTGGGGGTCGAGTCACGGCTACGGAAACAGGTACGGCGGTTTTGGTGGTGGTGGTGGTAATGGGGCCCATGATCCGGGTGGTGGTGGTGGCTACACGGGTGGTGGTGGGTCATCGTTTGGTTACAATTACGACCCTGTGTCACAAGGTGGTACATCTAGAAATAACGGGATCGCAGGAACGATTTCTTTTGGTAATAGCACTGAAACCGAGGCGAATGGTAAAGTTATCGTAACCCTAAATTAATATCGGGGTAAAGTATATATGCTCGCCCAAGTATTAGAAAAAATGTTTCCGGGTGAACCCTATACCTCCGACGGTACCACGTGGGATAGTGTCGTTTTTGAAAATATAGTAAAACCCGTTGATAATACCCTTTATGAATATACACTCGACAAACTCACGAACGCTGATGCGATTAAAAAGTTTCGGGAGGAACGGAACACTCTCCTCAATGATAGCGATAAATACATGACCTCAGATTATCCACACTTATTAGAAAAAGATATTCAAGATTGGAAAGAATACCGCCAGGCTCTGAGGGATCTCCCTATGACAGCCCGACCCACCCTCGATGCGGATGGGAACCTAACAGAAAAACCTCCGGATATTCAGCTATGGATAAATACCCGACCAGTTCCCCCAACTGAAACTGAAATTAAGGAGAAGATGATGGCTGAAGCTGAGGCTAGGGCGAAGTTTGAAGCTGAAGGTTCATAAACCCTCGTTCCAGTCGCTCCACGACTGACCCTATTTCCCTCAAACTTTACAAACTGAACAGAGTTTCTAAAGTTTGCCGTTCCAATCGACGAAGTCGATTGTCCCCTTGCCCTTCGGCTTTTGGTCATTTAAAAAAACCTCCTCTTATAATAAATGTCGAATAGTATCCTACCGGCGGCAGGAAACTTAGACATAGTTAACGCCAAAGTTCGAGCGGATAAATTTGAGGCGACAACTAGTATCGGCGTGTCCAACACCAACCCCGACTTTGATCTTTCAGTAGGTACCAGGTTTCATGTCGATAAGGATTCAGTAGATCCAGTGAGTGTCACAGGAAACGTGGTCGCTTCAGGAATCAAAATATCCAATCTCACTATCAGTCCAGCCTTCGATTTTGCCTCTGTATCTAATGTCGGTAACGTCACGGCGAATGTTATTCAATTCGCGAATGCCACCACGGGGTTCACAACCACAGCGAACGTCGAGATTGGTGGGAATATCACACTCACCTCGAACGCCCAGGTGAAGGTTGGTTCCAATGTTCTCGCGGAATACACGGGACCTCATGGGAGGGAGCCGAAGGAGATGCCTCTCAAGAAGTTCCCCGAGATTCTCTTTGAAGAGGGGAAGTTTGATAGGAATGACTCGACCAATACGTACACACAAGCGGGGTATACTGTTACGGCGAGTAGTAGGAATTCAAATGTTTCGTCGTACGCCCCATGGAAAGCTTTTGACGATATAGCGTCGGATACTGATACGAATGGATGGCTCAGTGAAGGAACGACGTCGAGTGGTCCATATAACTCGACCGGATACATCGGCTCACCAACCCGAAACCTCGGAACAGAATCTGGTGGTACAGCAACTGTAAATGGAGAGTATCTTGTTCTCAAAATGCCAAACAAAGTTAAAGTTAGTCATGTACGAATGAGACATAGATACACTAGCACTAAACAGGCTCCCACGGATGGGTATTTTTATGGAAGCAATAATGGTATAGATTGGCAAGAACTCAAACAATTCAGTGGAATAAATTGGGACGCTAATCCAAATTATACAAATATACAAATAAACGCGACACAAGCATATAACCACATTGCGATCGTTCCAACAAGAGAAGCACAGGTGATAACACAAGGTGATTGGATAGCTATTGGTGAACTTAAATATTACGGCACCGAAGAGCCCGCACCACCCGGTGACCTTTCCCTAGACACTACCCTAAAGTCTACGTTCAACTCCGTTCGGTCGAACAATTACGTGATGTATTTCGATGGGGAGGACCCCCAAGGGTCACCCGTGGTTCCCAAGTATCTCCCAAGTGGATCTGCTAAGTCTATTACCCCAAACAATGTGGTCTTCGACGCGACAAACAATTGCTGGACCCTCAATGGGTCTACGGAGAGTAACGTGACCACAGGTTCCCTAGGACTTGTTGGGGATGCGCCACACACAGTCTCCACTTGGATCAACGCCTCGAATCTGGAGGCGAATGCGACGACTCAACAGCTCTTCAGTATAGGGTCGGGGTACGATAAGGCTTTCCTTAAAGTTGACGATACCCAAATTTCCACGAACACGTGGCACAACGTGACCTATGCGTACCAAGGTGAAGGTGGCTCCAAGGTGACCTACGTGGATGGACGGAAGGTTGAGGAGGCCCAAGTTGAGGATACCTTAGGGGCTTACCCACC